AGAAATAATAACCCATACGAATTATTTAATACATCATCTACAGGTGTGTCATATCCATTTGATGGTGTGTTGGATGATATTAGGGTTTATAATAGAATTCTTGTGTCATCATCAGTATCAAATTTACGACCAAGTGTTATAAATGAGCTTTACACACAGCCACATAGATATAAAGGAAATACATCATTTGGTCCAACAAAAGAAACACCAAATCTAGAAGATGTAGATAAGCAAATATGGAAAAGAATAGTAAATAATCTTCCACAAATGCTTAAATCAAAAGGAACAAAAAGAGCTGTACAACAATATCTTTCTTGTTATGGTATACCAAAAACTCTTATGAACATTCAGGAATTTGGAGGAAGTGCACCTGTAGATGGACAGGACTTTCAAGAATTGACAATACATAATTATGGTATACATATGAGTGGAAGTGCACACATTGGTCTTGGTAGAAATGCAAATGAATCAGATAATGTAGATGGTATTTCTACAGATGCAATGCCTAGAACAATACAGCTAAGATTTAAGTCATTTAGCCAGTCCGGACAATTAACACCACAATCATTAATACAAGGTGTAAATAAATGGGGTGTACTTTTACAACCATCTGGAACTGGTAGTTATGGTTCATTAAAATTTTATTTAGCAGACCAAGACTCAGACCCAGTTGTTTCTGCTTCAGTAGATGGACTGCCTATATTTGATGGTGATTGGTGGAATATGCAGCTATCAACAGATGTACCTGTAACAGCTGGAAATATAGATGTTGTTTATACACTGAGGTGTGCAAAGTCTGGTGACCACGAGGATAATCAAATAACACATAGTGGAAGTGCAACACTAACAGTAAATGGTAGTGGTGGTGGACTTGCCGAGGACTACAATGACGGTTTTCTCCAAGCAATGAGCGATAGCTATTATGGTTTAGGATATGTATCAGGCTTGTATCTTCCATCATATACAAGTACTTGGGCAGGACACTTTACAACTGGTAGTGGATGGAATTATTCCACAGACACACCTGATATGAATTTTTCAGGTTCGCTGCAGGAATATAGAGAATATGCAGAAGAGATAAGCGAAGATGTGTTTCATAGACATACTATGGCACCAACAGCATACTTTGGAAACCACTATACAAGTTCATACAATACTTTAACAAGAAGATTTACACTTGGTTCGGATGGTAATGTATATAATCACGGAAAAAGTGATATTGCTAATATACATATAAGTTCAAGCCATCCAAATCAATCATTTTCATCTTCATACTTTTATAATAGTACCTCTGCTAAGTCATATGCAACATTTAGAAATTTTAGATTTGAAGATGACACAGATGGAAATTATAAGGAAAGTGTAGAGGAACACTACATTTCTGTACCTAACTCAATAGGTAATAAAAGAAGTGATAGAAAGATAAGAAATCTTGATACATATAGTGATGGATTTTTATCACCAAATAAAACTCATGACTCTAGTTCATTGGACTTTGTAGGAAAAGATAGTAATATAGTACAGGTTGCATTATCACCAACAGACAATACAGACCTAGATATAGCATATCAATTTGGTGAAAATAGAGTTGATGATTTTGTAGGCGATCCAAGAGATAGATATAGAACAACATATCCTCAATTAAATGGACTAAGAAGAGAATATTTTAAGAAATATAGTACACAACCAAATATATATGAATTTTCAAAAATATTAAATTATTTTAATAGAGGATTTTTTAGGCAATTAGAAAACCTTCTACCTGCAAGAGCAGTTAAGCGTGTTGGTTTAATTATAAAACCAAATTCTTTGGAAAGAGCAAAGGTACAAGGTCAGCCACAGATATTATATTATTCTACTAGTCCATCATCACAAAGTTTTGATAGTACTGGAATAAGACAAAGAGATGAATATAGAGAAAACTTTACATTTGAGGCAACAATACCAGATACCACAGCTAGTTTTATAAGTGGAATACAGCCTGATAAAACATTTGCAATACCTAGAGATAATGACTATTCTACAGCAGATGTATATAGAACAAATGTACAATTAACAAATAAGGGTTCATATAAAAATGGTTCATATGTGTCACAATCTTTTTGGAGAACAGGAACAACAGCAAGTATTGCAGACTTTTCATTGATGGATTCAAGAGCTGTTAGGTCGTTTGATGGTGTAAGAGATTTTGCACCAACAGAAAGCCAATTAAGACACAGATTAGGTAGATATGAAAAATTAAGTGCAGGGGTTGCTTCATCTTATTATTTAGGTTCTAAGATGACCGCAGGAGATTTTAACGAAGATGCAAGGTTTGGTACAGAAAGGCAAAATTCTATTGATGCTGGACCAATAGTATCATTTATATTAATTAAGACAAATCAGTTAATTGTAAAAGAAAGAAGTGGTGATGGTAGTTTAACGGTACGATAACACGAATAAAATTTTTCTAAAAAGATATTTATATTAAACTGATTATAGGAGAAAATAATGGGATATTTAGATAATACAAGTTTAACGGTAGATGCAATACTTACAAAAAAAGGCCGTGAACTTTTAGCAAAAGGAGAACTTGAAATTACAAAGTTTGCTCTTGCCGATGACGAAATAGATTATAGACTATGGGACACAGGGCATGACCAGGGTTCTGACAAATATGGAGAGGCAATAGAGGCAATGCCAATACTTGAATCTTTTCCATTAGAAGGTCAAATGATGAAATACAAACTTATTTCATTAGGTAAAAATACTTTAAGGTTGCCTGTATTAGAGGTAGGCTTAAGCGCAATAACACTAAATAGACCTGGAAGCTCACAGATAATTACTCCTACAACAGCAAACATTGCAAACGGAAATTCAGTATTAGGATATACTGCAACACTGGGTAATAGTGACCTTGCAACACTAAGGGTTGCCGCAGGTGGTTCAATTGGTTCTGCAACTACTGCAGATGTTCTTGGTGATGATGCAAAATCAATATCAGTAACTGGTATAAGGTTTGAAATAATTGCAAAACAATTAACCGAGGATAGTACAACAACATTAACAATTACTGCTAATGAAACTGGAGGAAGTGTAGACATACCTATTACAATTAAGAAGGATGCTTCATTAGATATATTACAGAGCTAAGGAATAAATTATGGCAAGAAGATTATCAAAATTAAATAGACGAGCAATTGCACAACAAAAGTCAATAAAAAGAAGACAACAAATTCAGGCAAAAGTTTTCCAAGATTTTGACTCAGAAGATGTAATTGAATCAAACACAAAAATTGCTGTAACGGACGGTATGTGGACTGCAGGGACAACAGGTTCATTAAAGGTAGGTGCATTCCATACGGCATCACAAGGTACATCAAAACAATATTATGTACAAAACTATTCTGATTCTGCATTACAATCACCGGAATTTGCAGTTGCATATGGAAATTATTTTGGTAGTAGCTCTGTTTCTGCATCTGGTGCATCACAAGGATATACACCTTCAAAAGCTGTATACACACAATATGCAAATTTACTATTGGATGCAACAGATGATGTATTTACAATAAACGGCACAAATGACCATGACTTTATTGCAATAACATTTGACAGAAGAAATTATAAAGAACAAGTAAACCCAGGAAACTGGACATTCAAAATATCGTCTGGTTCACATGCATTACAATTGTGTGATGATAGTAGTACAAATGCTGCCGGAACAACATCAGGTGGTAAAAAAGTATATAATGTTGTTAGTGGTTCTGATCAGACAATATTTGATGCAACACATATATATGGATTATTCTATCCTGAGGCTGCAACAATAATTCTTTCAAGAAGACTATTATCAAGTGAAACAAATGCATACACATCTGCGGCATTCCCTACATTTACAAAATATTTTGTAACCTCATCTGCTAACCTAGATCAAGGACACAATGGATATTTCTGGGACCTAATGAAATCTGCATCACTATTTACAGCAAGAAGCCAGGAGGACATTACTTCTGCACACTATTTCTGTAGAATTAAAAATGGTGATTATAATTTTAGTACAAACCCAACATTCACATTTACAGGTTCGGGCCAATTAAGGCATGCATCAATGGTAAGAGACCCACAAGTATATGTAACAACTGTAGGTATGTATAATGATGAAAATGAATTGGTAGCTACTGCAAAATTAAGTAAACCATTATTGAAAAACTTTACAAGAGAGGCTCTGATAAAGGTTAAATTAGAATTCTAAAAGGAGATAGATAATGTCAATTACTTATAAGGATTTACTTCCTGATGACATCTCCATTCAAGACTTCAAAAGCCACAAAGAGTGGAATATTCATCACCTAGATACTGGGTCATACGGCTTTAAGCAGTCATTTTATAAAAAGCATGATGGTTATGGTGCATACTATAGTGCAAGCCAATTCTTTGGAAATAATGAGTCTGGACAAGCATCGTCTGGTAGCACAACAACAGGCCCACTTTATGATAGGTTATTATATTCAAGTCTGGCACATACCTTTTACCTAACTGCTTCTGTTAATAATACTGAGTACGATGCTCAAATATCACAAATGGCAACAGAATATCATGGCGGCAGAGTACCAGGAAGTACAACAAATGACTTCTATAATCAACCAACAGGCTCTGTTTGGCAATTGCCAACCAATATAATAGGCGAAGGAATAAAGCCAGGTAGTATATCAATATCACATTCAATAGGTATATCAGCTTTACAAACTATAACAGATGATAGTAAGGGAAATCTTACAGGAACGGACGGAACTTGGGTAGGAAATATATTCTATAGTGCAGGAATATTTGTTTTTCCAATTTCGCCTAACCTTTATGGACCACCAGAGGAATTACCAGTCCCTGAAGGAGGATGGAGAAATATAAATTTCAAAAGTACATTAACAATGACAGAACATGAGTATTATTGTACAATACAGGATGGTGAATATAACCAGTCTACAAATCCAACAATACTTAGTGGTTCAAATAACGGGGTAGCTGCAGGTGCCGAAGGTACAGGTAGTTATATATTAAGAAGTCTAGTAACAGGTAGTGCATTTTGTCCTTATGCAACAACAGTAGGTTTGTATAATGATAGAGGAGATTTATGTGCTACAGGTAAACTAGCAAGACCGCTGAAAATTTCAGACCAATACGATATCAGTATAGTTGTAAGATTTGATGCATAAATAAATTAAGGGAGGTCACTAGATGGCTAAACAAAATATTGATAAAGCACCACCTAAGGGTAGTGTAAGGTTTTCAATTTCTCTTTCGCCGGAGCAGAAAAAAGCAAAGACGGAAATTCTAAAAAACCCATTTAACTTTATAGTAGGAAAAGCAGGTAGTGGAAAGACATTATTAGCAGTACAAGTTGCACTAGACCAGTTTTTCAAAAGGCAATACAATAAGATTATTATAACAAGGCCAACAATTTCTACAGAAGACAATGGATTCCTTCCTGGCTCAGAAAGAGAAAAAATGGAACCTTGGCTAGTACCTATTAGAAGTAATATGAGAAAGGTCTATAATAAACCAATGGTATTAGAAAAAATGGAAGGTAGTGAACAAATAGAATTAGTATCATTGGCACATTTTAGGGGTAGAACATTTGACAATTCAATTGTTATTGTAGATGAATTCCAAAACCTAACGAGGTCGCAATTGGCAATGGCTATTGGAAGGTTAGGCAAGGACTCAAAAATGATATTTTGTGGAGACTCATATCAAATAGACCTAAAGGACAAAAACTATTCAGCATATCATGACATGGCAAAATTAATTAATTCAAACTATGTATTTAAGTGTGTATTAAATGATAGCCATAGACATGATGCAATAGATGATTTATTAGAATTATTAAATGGATACCATTAATGAGAAAAAGCAGATTTATACACCCAAATATTGGAAGAGTTATGGCAAAAAATAAAAGAAAAGAAGCATTGGCAAATGGTTATAAAAGCGGTTTTGAATATGAAACAGCAAAGATGCTTGAAAAAAAGAAAATAAAATTCAAGTACGAATCAGAAAAGGTTTCGTTTACTGTACCAGCAAAATCAAGAACATATACACCAGACTTTTTTTTACCAAATGGAATTATTATTGAAACAAAAGGTAGGTGGACACTTGAGGATAGAAAAAAACACTTGTTAATTAAGGAGCAAAATCCTAAATTAGACATAAGAATAGTATTTCAAAACGAAAATCAAAAAATAAGAAAAGGAAGTAAAACAACGTATGCTGATTTTTGCAATAAGCATGGCATTCTATTTGCTAGTAAAGAAATACCTGAAGATTGGTTAAAATAAATTTAAGTAATTCACAAAAATTTATTATATTAACACTATGTCAAATATTCGAATAATAAGTCTGCTTGAAGGTGTTTTAGGTAGGGGTAAAATAAACAATGATGAGGTATCATTTAATTGTCCGTATTGTAATCACCATAAAAAAAAGCTAAGCATAAATATAATAAGCCAAAAATGGCAATGTTGGGTGTGTGGTAAAAAAGGTAGAAAAATATATTCAATATTTAAGAAGGTTAATGCATCACCTGAAAAAATAAAAAAATATTATGACCTTGTTGGCGACGCAATACCAACACAAAAACTAACATCAGAAAAAATTTTAGGACTACCAAATGAATTTATACCAATACTTGAAGGCAATAAAAATAGTCCAGATTTTAGAAATGCATTTAGGTATATAATGAAAAGAGGTTTTTCTAAATATGATATTTTAAGATATAATATAGGCTATTGTGAGGATGGACCATATTCTGGAATGATTATAATACCTAGTTATGATTGCGATGGTGAATTAAATTATTTTACAGGAAGGTCATTTTATGATACAGATTTTAAGCATAAAAACCCACAAGTGTCAAAGGATATAATAGGATTTGATTTACTTATTAATTGGAATAAACCAATAACAATTGTTGAAGGTCCTATAGATGCAATGACTGTTGATAATAATTCAATACCACTTTTTGGTAAATTAATGTCAAGTGAATTAAAAAAGAAAATTGTTGAAAAAAGAGTAGGTAGGATAAATATTGTGCTTGATGATGATGCAAAATCAGATGCAATTAGGCTGTCTGAATATTTTATTGGTCACGGAATAGATGTACATCTTGTTGATATGCCAGGAAAGGACCCAAATGAATTAGGCAGAGAAGAAATAAACAGACTAATAGATAGCACAAAGCCACTATCATTTGAAAAGATTATGGAGTATAAATTATATGAAAATTAATGTAGGTTTTGAAAAACTCGAAAGCATATTACACATAGCAGATATTCACATAAGAAACTACCAAAGGCACAAAGAATATAGACATGTATTTAGAAAGCTATATAAAGCTGTTAATGAATTACCAAAAAATGCAATTATATATGTAGGTGGTGATATAGTACACAATAAAACAGATATATCACCAGAATTAATTGATTTAACATCTGAATTTTTTAGAAAGTTAGCAGACAAAAGGCACACAATTGTAATTACGGGTAACCATGATACAAACCTAAACAATAATAGTAGGATGGATTCATTGTCACCAATAATTGAAAATCTCAACCATCCACAATTACACTACCTTAAGGATTCTGGTATATATGAGATAGCTGATACAAGCTTTGTTGTATTTAGTGTATTTGATAAACCTTGTGACTATATAAAGGCAGATTCATTTAAGGCAAAAACAAAAATAGCATTATTTCATGGGCCAGTTAATAATTCAACTACCGATATAGGCTTTAGAGTGTCAAACGATGAACTAAAAGTGTCTATGTTTTCTGGTTATGATTTGGCACTATTAGGTGATATACATAAACACCAGTTTTTGGATAAAAGAAAAAGAGTTCATTATGTAGGTTCACTGATACAGCAAAATTTTGGTGAGGCATTTAATGGACATGGATATACAATATGGGATGTAGAAAATAGAACACACAAGTTTACAGAATTGCAAAATGATTATGGTTATTATACTGTTGATATTACAAATGGTATAATGCCTAATATTGATGATATACCAAAATATCCAAGAGTAAGAATAAGAACAGAAAATACAACACAGGCAGAGTTAAAAAAGGTAATTACAAATATAAAAAGAAAATGTAAAACCACAGATATTGTTACAATTAAAAAGGATAATATTGCAAACTCTGCAGAAAATAGAAAGGCAAATTCATTAACAAAGGACACAAGAGACGTCAATTATCAGAATAAATTGATTGAGGATTATTTAACAAGAAACTTTTCAATCGAGCCAGACGTCTTAAAACGTATTAAAAATATTAATAGAACATTAAACCAGAGTTTATCTGGTATTTCTGTATCTAGACACGTAAACTGGAGGCCAAAACGATTTGAATTTTCAAACATGTTTAGTTATGGCAAGGATAATAGTATTGACTTTGAAAAAACAAAAGGTGTTGTAGGATTATTTGCAAAAAATCATATGGGAAAATCTGCATTGCTTGATGCATTATCATATTGTATTTTTGATAAGTGCTCCAGAACAAAATTTGCAGGTGATGTATTAAATAATCAAAAGTCACAATTTAGTTGTAAATTTAATTTTGAAATAGATGGTGTAAATTATTATATAGAAAGAACAGGTAAAAAACAAAAAAATGGGCATGTAAAGGTAATAGTTAATTTTTGGATGGATGGTGAAGGTGGCGAACCTGTATCATTAAATGGTGAGCAAAGATATGATACAAATAAAAATATTCGTAATTATGTTGGAACATATGATGATTTTATTTTAACAGCAATGTCTGTGCAAAATAACAATACAGGGTTTATTGATAAAACACAGCTGGAGAAAAAAGATTTATTGGCACAATTTCTTGATATTACTGTATTTGAGGAATTATATCAATTGGCTAACGAAGAGATAAGAGATGTACAAGCACTATTAAATGATTTTAGAAAAACAGATTATTCACAGGAATTAATAGATGCAGAAGATGAATGTAAAGTCGCAAAGTCAAATTATAAAACAGAACAGGCTGACCTTGACTATATTAAATCACAAATTTCAAATGTAAACCAGGAAATAAGGCGATTATCAAAAACGTTAAATAAAATTGATGACACACTTGATATAGATGCATTAAATAATAGAAAGGATTTTGTTAATAATTCAATTAATGAACACAATGAAAAACTAAAAAAATATAAAAACTATACTGAGCAAAACAAATTAGAATTCAAAGAAATAATGAATAGTATATCCAGCATTAACTTGGATGAGGCAAAAAAGAATAAAGTGGAATATGACTCTGCAGAACTTGAACTAAGGGGCATAAAGCAAAGTATAGAATTAATAAAGGTATCAGTAAAAAGTAAGCTTGACCTAATATCAAAACTTGATACACACAAATACGACCCAAATTGTAAATATTGCTGCGATAATGAATTTGTCAAGTCTGCATATAAGGCAAAGGAGGACATTGTTTTATTAAAGCAGGATGTAAAAAACCTTTTAGATAAAAAGTCTTTATATGAAAATAAAATGGATAAATTTTCAGACTTTAGTGGCATAGATGAGTTTGCAAAACTTGAAAAAAGATTGTCGACGATAAAACAATATCAATCAGAAATAAAAGCAAAAACTGCAAATAGAAATTCAGAGATAAGTTCACTAAAATCAGACCTTAGAATAATAAATAGGGATATAAAAAGGTATAATAAAAACGAACAAGCAATAGATGAAAATAAATCTATTAATGCAGAAATAGATGTACAGGACAGAAAGAAAAGTTCACTGGATACAGAGCTTATTAGTGTGGAAGGTGTTGTTGCAACTGCATTTAGTAATATTAAGCTAGCGGAAAGTAAAATAAAATCAATAAATGACCTTATTGAAAAGGCACATGATCTGGAAAATAAGCAAAAGGCATATGAGTATTATTTAACAGCACTGAAAAGAGATGGAATACCCTATGATATAATTACAAATGTATTACCATACATACAAGATGAGGTTAATAATATACTTTCACAAATAGTTGATTTTTCAATAACGTTTAGTGTTGATGGTAAAAATATTCTTGCAAACATTGTTTATGATGACATAAATACATGGCCATTGGAATTAACATCTGGTATGGAAAAGTTTATTTCATCATTAGCAATTAGAGTTGCATTAATAAATGTATCAAATCTACCAAGACCAAATTTCCTGGCAGTAGATGAAGGTTTTGGAAACCTTGATACAACAAACCTTAGTTCAATGACAACATTACTTGACTATCTAAAAACTGAATTTGAATTTATATTTATCATTTCACACATTGATGTAATGAAGGATATGGCCGATGAATCAATAGAAATAACAAAACAGTCCGGTTTAAGTAATGTTATTTATTGATATTTATATAAAAAGGGAGTTTAGGTTTGCCAAATAGTATCGAACAAGGTATAGACATTTATCAAAGTTTTATTGCCGGTAGGCAAAATATCCAATATTATGATATTAAGGATATGGATGTGCTTATTGAGGATACTAGTGCAATGAGTTCTAGATATTTTAAGATTGTAAAAATGCCAAATCAATTTGAAGGTGGTAAAAATGCACTATTTCTTTTAGGGGATAGTGAATACTTAGAAAAAGATACAGAAATACTTATAGAGGTGCTTGACGCAAATGGTGATAATATATTTGTAGAAACAACTGAATATGGACCTGATAGACTTTGGGACCAACAATATGCACAAACAATTGCAGATGCAAAAGGTGGAAAGAGGTGTGTTGCAATATGGTTACAAAGTGATGCTGCACCGGGTATTGGAAGAATATTAGTTGCTGGTATAGCTGCAAAAACTCCTGAAGGAAAAACAATACAAGGAAATCCTAATATAAATATATCAAAGTATGCAGATAGATACAATGTTAGATGGTCAAAGGATATTGTAATAGAACCATTTAGACCAAATAGTAGTGAGCTTATATATCTTGATTATGATAGAAAAAAATATAGCACATTAAGTGGAAGTAATTCTATTTCTGCATCAATGTATGAGGCTACTTGGTCATATAACTATATTACAAGTGATAATAATACAACATTAAATACAAACCTTTACTATTCAATGTCTAGTCCTTATAGAAACTTTCAAAGCGAACTGGAGGTAGATGGAGGGCCAAACCCTGTTGCAGGCCAAAGAATACCTGGATGGAAAGAAGTCACAGACAATACAGGTAAAAACATGATTAGAATAGGTGTTGATACAGGTAGTGGTAGGCAAATAGGATATGTAGATCCACAACCAACATTTGTTTGGGGAAGTCAGCTAGATGCTGCAACAAAAAATGTATCACAATCGCTACCAACACCATTAGCAAACTATAATACAAATGGTGCAGGAATAAACGTACAGGTAGATAATATACAGGAATTAACAAATGCAGGAATAATATCTGCATATGGGTTTGCAATTGATGGTAGAGATATGTGGAAGTTAATGGCATCACACTCTTTTTGGAGCCCAAATACAAGCCAGTCTGTAGGTAATTATTTGTATGCACATATGTATCCAAATGGTCAATATCACGTAAATGGTGATAGTGAAACATTGGATGATTTTTATTTCTATAACTACCAAGGATTTAACATTAATGGAAACTTATCTTTTGGACCTGTAGGAGGCTATCCATTATCACAATCAACACAATTAGGTACAGGATGGACAGACTTTTCAAAGCCATCAAATTATAATGCAATAAATACTGTTGGAGATAGAGGTTGGCATTCTGATGGTTCTGGACAGTTTACAACAGGTGAAAATGCAAATAATGGAATAGGACAAGTAACTGGAATTGTTAATGACATTGCATATGTAACCACTGGTTTAATTCACGAATTTTATGGAAACATAATGAGTGAGTCTACTTGTGCACCAATATGGACAAGATTAAGTGCATCAAACTACTCATCAGGAGGTGGTTCTAGTCATTTAGCAAGTGGATTTAGAGAAGTTTATTCACATTCAGTGGATGCACCAACACCAGTAGGGCCATCACCAACAGCAACTGTTGGAACATCATCTAATGATCCGTACCTTCATGCATTATCTTTTAATAGGGCAATTTCACCCTATGCTGTTGGTGTAGGTGGACAACAAATGCACATAGAATATATTGATGCAACATATAATTTTGGACCAAGCGTTTATGAAAATGGACCAAGCAAATATACATTTTATAATTCAACACAAAAAATTGTTCATGGAATATTTGAATATAATGATGATGGAACAAATGACCCTCAAAACGTAGGCTTTATAAATGATGGTGAAGGTGATGGAGGATTAAATCCTATGCAAGGCCAGTGGAATGTTATAGGGCAAGAGATGTTTCAAAAATGGATGCTTTGGTACAAACCACAGTTTGATTAT